ATCCGGCGCCTGTGTGAACGGGCCGAGGAATATTTCGCCCACATCAACCAGCCGAAGGCCAACCGCCCGACGCCCTAAGCCGCCACTCACCGACGAAGAAATCTTCGCCTGGTGGCGCGAGCTCGCCGGCGGTCCGGACTTCATCGGCCCGGTTGCCTCTCCGATGTGGCTGTGGATGCGAACGATCGGCCGCGGCCGCTATTGGGAGCGGCCAGGCTGGTGGCTCGAGAGCGTTTATCCCAAGCCGTTGACCAAATCTGAAAATAAGGAATAGATCCGCGCCGGGTGTGTCAACCGGGCGAGCGCGATGGAGCGCATATTCGCGCATTTCAAGGATCCGAATCCGCCGTCGTCGGCGGGGTACGATCCCGGCGACCCAGACAGCTACGACCAGTACATCCGCGCCATGATGGGCGACGCGGTCGATTACGAGCAGGCTTTTCTCCAGGTCGACCGCAACAACGCTCAGTTGTACTATTATGGTATGGAGCCGATGATTGGCCCATACAACCCAGGTAGTCCTTATATAGGTGAAGATCCAAATGCTACTTTGGGAGAGATTTTAAATAAAGATAACGCCAATCAACCGAACCGCAGCACGTATGTCTCGACGGACGTGCGCGATGCCGTCATGATGATGCTTCCTAGTCTTATAAGGTTGTTCGGTGCGTCTGAGAGCCCAGTATTTCTCGTGCCGCGCTCAGAAGCCGAAAGTGATATGGCAGAACAAGGTACGGATTATACTAATTATGTATTCTGGAATGATAATCCAGGTTTTTTAATTCTGTACGGGGCGATCAAAGATGCTTTAACTGTTAAGGCTGGATTTGTAAAATGGTGGAGCGAAGACTTCAAAGAGGTTAAGCGCAAGAAGTTCGTCAACGTCACCGCCGATCAGCTGCAGATGCTGCTCAGCGAGAACCCATCCGCTAAGCTCCTCGAGATCGGCAAGCCGGTCAGGCAACCCCAGCCGCCGATGCCGCCTGGTCCTCCCCCCGCGGCTCCGACCGGCCCTCCTCCCGGCGCTCCCGTGCCGGGAGGACCCTCTCCGGGCGGACCTCCGCCAGGCCCGCTCGCAGCTGGCGGACCAGCCCCCGGTCCGCCAGGGCCGCCGGTCGGAGGCCAACCTCCGCCCGGCGGTCCGCCGCCGGGCCCGATGGCTGGGGCGCCGCCGCCGGCCCTGCCGCCGTCGCTGATGCAGCCGCCGCCGCCGGTCTACGATCACGCGGTGGTCGAATTCGAGATCTCGAAGCCTCTGATCAAGGCCGCCGGCGTGCCGCCGGAAGAGATGCGGCTTGATCGTTACGCGCGCACGTTCAAGGACAGCCGGTTGGTCGGGCACCAGCGCATCGTGCCGGTCGATCAGTTGATCGCCATGGGCTACGACCGCGAACAGTGCATGGAGCACATCCAGACGTCGGAATCGACCTTCAGCACCGAGCCGCAATTGCGCAACCCCGGTCGCTTCATGGGCACCCGCCTGGGCGATGGGGTGAAATACGGCGAGTGGTACGTGAAGGTCGACAAGGACGGCGATGGAACGCCAGAGCTTCGCTACATCTGCACCTTCGGCGACGAGAACGTCGTTGTTTCGGACGAGTACGCCAACCGGGTGAAGTTCGCCGTCTTCGGCTGTGATCCTATCTCCCACACCATTATCGGGGATAGCCTGGCGGATTACACGGAAGACATTCAGAGAATCAAGACCAACATGATGCGGGCGATCCTCGACTCGGCTGCCGAGGCGATCAACCCGAAGACTGTCATCAACGAATTGATGGTCACGGTCGATGACGCGCTCAACGACGACCTCGGCGCGGTGATCCGCACGCGCGGCGATCCGAGCGCCTCGGTGATGTTCACCAACACGCCGTTCCTCGGCCAGGCGGCGATGCCGGTGGTCGAGATGCTGAACGATCAGCTGCAGCGGCGCACCGGGCTGTCCGACGCGGCGAAAGGACTGGATCCGAAGGCGCTGCAGAGCTCCACCATGATCGGCGTCGAGGCGGTGATCAATGGCGCGCAGGAGCGCATCGAGCTCGTCGCCCGGGTGTTATGCGAAACGGGTTTTAAGGATCTGTTCGCCGGCCTGTACAACGAGATCTGCGAGAACCCCAATCAGCAGCGGACGTTGAAGATCCGCGGCAAGTTCGTGCCCTACGATACGTCGACCTTCGATTCGACGCTGTCGGTCGAGGTCAATCCGAATCTCGGCAAGGGTTCGGACATGACCCGCATGCTGGCGCTCAACCAGATCAAGCAGGATCAGCAGTTGCTGGTCACCCAGATGGGGCTCAACAATCCGATCTGCGGTGTGATGGAGATGCTCAACACCCAGACCGATATGCTGGCCTTAGCAAACATAAAAAATGTCAGCAGATATTTTAAGACGCCCAACCCGCAGCAACTGCAGGCGATGCAATCGGCGCCCAAGGCCCCCGATCCGATGGCGATGGCTGCTCAGGCGCAAATGGAGAAGGTTCGTTCCGAGACTGCCAAGGCGGTCGGCCAGCAGAATCTCGATCGCGTTAAGATGCAGCAGGAGAATCAGTTCAAGCATCAGCAATTGCATTTCAAGACGGCGCTCGATCTGCAGAAGCTGGACATCGAAGGGCAGAAGGCGGGGCTCGACCATCACGTCGAGCTCGCCAAGCTGGGCAGCCAGTTGATGTCCGACGATCAGGATCGTCAGCAGCAGGATCAGCAGGGCCAGGTCGACATGGCAGGCGCGCAGAACGATGCGGACGCCCAGGCGCGGCAGCATCAGCAGGCGATGAACGACGCGCAGCTGAAGGCGGCGCAGCAGGCGCAGCAACATCAGCAGGCGATGTCGCAGATCGCCTCTCAACATACCCAAGCCATGACCAAGATGGCGGCCGACCATCACGCGGCGATGTCGGGCGTCGGGGCGAAGAACGCGGCGACGGTCGTCGGTGCTTTGTCGGGCGACGCCGATCGGCTGCACGAGCAGCATCAGTCGGCGATGGACCGGCTGCATCAGACCCACCAGGCGGCGCTCGACCGTGACAGCGCCGAGCGCACCACTGCGGCGACGCTGAGCACGCAGAGCCAGATCGCCAAGACCAGGCCGAAGCCGAAGAAGTGAAATGCTATGCCACAGCCATTGCCGGATTGGATACCGCAAGCGGCGCAGAAATATATTCGGGCCTATCCGTCTTACGGAGAGGGCGATGTTCAAGCGCCAGTGCAATACGGTTCGATCTATTCCGCGATAGCTCCAGAGTTACAGCCGATGAATCCGCAGATTGGTGACATTCAGAATCAGTTTGCTGACACGATTCGACAGAATCGTGGGGAGCCGCCCCCGCAGATGTACACAAGGTTTACTGGAGACATGTTGAGAAAACTCATTGAGGCTGGCGGGTTTCTTGGGGGAGCGCAGGGAACTTGAACGAGCCGATCAAAAAAGCCGACCCGGAACTGATGAAGGCGATCGCGCGGGAGTCCGCCGAGTTCTTGCAGAACCGGGCTTACACCACCGCATCGCGGGCGCTGCATCTGCAGTGCCTCGGTCGATTGATGGATGAGAGTCTCACCGACGAGCAGATGCGGATGACCGTCGCCGAATTGCGGGTGGTGGAGAATTTCGCGCGGCGCCTGGCCAGCGCTGCGCGCGATGTTGATTTCGCACAGGGAGCGCAACGTGTCCGAAGAACTTGATGCGGTCGCCGACGCTTTTGCGAATGAGGTCGCGCCGCAGAGCCGACCGCGCGACCAGGCCGGCAAATTCGTCGCCACCACCAGCCGGCCGGAACCGATGTTCGGCATGCGGCCGATCGAGGGCGACGAGAAGGGCGACACGCGCGACGGCGGCGACAACGAGCGGCTGCGCGCGCGGGAGCGCGAAGTCGAGCGCGAGCCGGATGACGGGAACGTCGAGGACGTCGAGCGCGAACCGGAGATCGTTGGCCCGCAGGAGTCTGACGGCGACGACGAGCCGGTGGCCGACGACGGCGAGAGATATGAGGTCACCGTCGACGGTCAGCCGCACGAAGTCTCCTTGCAGGAGGCGCTCAACGGCTACATTCGCCAGGCAACCTTTCATCAGCGCATGGCGCAAGTCACCGCGGCGACGCAGGAGCTCGACGCGGATTTCCAGCGGCTGAAGCATGGCTGGGCGACCTGGGACAAGGCACGGCGCGACTACGAGGAGGATCTCGCCAATCTGGTTCCGAAGGAGCCGGACTGGGACGTCGAGTTCGCTCGCGATCCGCACGCTGCGCACGCGCAGCAGAAGATCTTTCAGACCATTTACGGAAAGCTGCACGCTTCGCGCGCCATGCGGGCTCAGCGCGAAGCCGAGATGACGGCCGAGAACGATAGACGCACTCAGAAATTTGCAGTAGACGGGTTTTCGCAGTTCGTCATGCGCAACATCAAAACGTTGCCGGACGAGCCGACGTTGAAGAAGAACATTCAGTCGATGCGTAAGACCGCAATGGCTGAAGGCTTTAGCGAATATGAAGTCGCCACGGTCTACGACCCCAGGATGCTGACCATCCTGTTGAAGGCGAGCAAGTACGACCGGATGCAGGCAAGTCGCCTCACACCTGTAGATCCGAGCAGAGGCAAGACGTTGGCCCCTGGCGCCGCTACCCCCTTAAACGGGAATGGACGCCGGTCAGGTTTCGACGACGCACAGCGCCGATTGGCGAGCAGCGGCAAACTTCAGGATGCCGTGGAAGTGTTTCGACGAATGCTATGACCATGGGAGTCAACCGTGCCAAAGGTAACCAACGCCTTCACGACGTATGAGGCGACAGCCAACCGTGAAGATCTCAGCAACGCGATCTACAATATCGACCCGTTCGATACGCCGGTGATGAGCGCCGTCCGGCGCCGCAACGTCAAGAACCGGCTGTTTGATTGGCAGACGGAATTTCTGCCGACCGTGAACCCCACCAATGCTCAGGTTGAAGGGTTCCTGCTCTCCAACCAGCCGGCGCAGCCGACCATCCGGCGCAACAATGTCACTCAAATTTCCGAAAGAGACGCCACCGTGTCGGGCTCGCAGGAAGAGAGCGACGCCGCCGGCAAGTCGAGCGAAATGGCGCACCAGATGGCGATGGCCAGCAAAGTCTTGAAATCGGACATCGAGACTGGGCTGTGCTCGCGGCAGCAGCGGGTCAACGGCGACGACACTACCCCCAACGCCCGCGTCACCGAAGGCATCGCGCATTGGCTGGCGCGCGCCACCGACAAGAACGGCGCAGTCAACGGTGCGGTGGCGCCGGGCACCATCATCACCGGCCTGCCGACCACGCCTGGTGCGGCGCCAGGCGACTCGCCGTTCCCCGCGCCTGGCACGCCGGTGCCAATTACCGAAGCAATGTTGGGCGACGGTATGCAAAAGGCTTACACAAATGGAGCCTCGCCAAGCTTATGGGTAGTTCCGCCAGGTCCAAAACGTACGATCAGCACATTTGTTGGCCGTTCTACGACACAAGTACTTGTCGGTAAAACCGAGGTAGTTTCTACCGTCGACGTGCTGGCTACTGATTTCGGAAGAGTGAAGGTTATACCTTCACGATGGCTCGCCCCTGACGTAGCATTGCTTATCGATCCAGATTATCTGGCGGTAGCTTTCTTTAGGTCGTTCCGCCAATATTTAATGGCGCGAACCGGGGACGCTGAGACGAGGATGATTGTGGTCGAATGGGGCGTTGAAGTAAGAAATGCACTTGCGCACCTCTTGTTCAACGGCATATCTAAATGATGGTTACTTGTCAATACTGCTACGGCGGTTGGCGGCTTGCTCTTTCATGGTCGCCCACCGGCAGTTAGCGGGTTCGTAGTTGCCGTTATTATCGATGCGGTCGAGTGTTTTGCCGAATGGGGGTTCTCCCATGTCGGCGAGGAAGGCTTCGAAGCTGTGCAGCCATCGGTCGCAAACTCTGATCCCTCGACCGCCGTAACGGTGCCAATCTCCGCGTTTTGGGTTGGTGCATCGCTGAATCATGTTCATCCAGCAGATCCAAGCGCGCGACCGGACTCCGCTGGCCGAATGCCCGTGCGTCAATCTACGGGTAGCATCTGTTTCCCGCTTAAGGCATCCGCAGCTTTTCGTTCTACGGATGTTGTGATTGGAGACTTCAGTGACGTTTCCGCAGTCGCAGCGGTATCGCCAGCGCGATTTGCCAAGATGGGTGACTGCGATCAGTCGCCCAAATCGAATCCCGGTGATATCTTTGAAGGCAGGCATGGCAGTCTCCACAACAGGCTGTCGAGCTTAGAGACGGCCTCGCGTTCCACCGCGGGGCCGTTTCGCATTTGTAGTGGATTCGCATGCTGAACGAAAGCGAAGTCCTCGAGGAGTTGCGCGAGATCCGCGCGGTTCTCGCGCGCCTCGAGGAGCTCATGACGCAGATCGCGCTCGGCCTCGGGGTGCGGCCGTGAGCGAGCGTCAGCGGATCTATCGCGACTCCGCCGGCGTGCGCCGAGTTCTGCACTGGGACGATGAAGACGACAGCAAAGTCGTCGTCGAGACGATTCAGGACGTCGAGCCGATTCTCGAGAGCGCCGCGGCGCGGCGCGCCAACCACGATCCGCGCGCCGACATGTGGGGCGTCGGCATGGTGCCGGTCGCCGTCTGGGAACGCGCCTGCCTCGAGCAATGGGACGAAGGGGATTGGAGGAAGTGGTGGAATGGCGAAGGGCGGCCATTCCGCACTTCGCCTGGCTGGGTGTGATGCTCCTCGCCGGCTGCAGCGCCGATCTCAAACTGGGGCCGGCGTTTCGACCGCAGCCGCCGATCATCGTTCCGCCGGGCGACACGGTGGTGGAGACGCTCGACGAGACGGTGATTGAGCCGGTGGCGCAGTGCTTTCAGCGCGCGCGGCACTTTGTCGGCCTGGTGCAGCGGCCCTGCGCCGACGTGGCGCGTGAGACGAGGTGAGTTATGAGCCCCATCGGTCTTGTCCTGGTTGTCCTCCTCGTCCTGATTCTCGTTGGCGGTCTCGGCGGTCCTTACCTCGGCGCTCCTTGGGCGAGCGGCTATGGCGTCGGCTACGGCGGCATGGGGGTCGTCGGGGTCATTCTGATCATCGTGCTCATCCTCGCGCTTACGGGGAGGTTCTGATCACTGACTTCTCGGATTTCACAGCCTCGCTAGCGGATTGGGCCAACCGGCAGGACTGGAGCCCGACTCTCCTGACCAGTTTCGTGCGCGACGCCGAGTCGAAGCTCAACGCCGAGCTTCGCATCGATCGCATGATCTGCACGGCGACCAACAATGTTACTCAGGGCTGCGCGCCGCTGCCCGACGACTGGCTCGAGTCGGATTTCATGCTGATCGCTAGCGGCACGACGCCGAGCGGCTGGCGGCCGATCCGCTACGAGCAGCGCGACAGGTTCTTCAAACTGCCGGTGGACCCGTATTCGGCCAGCTATGTCGCGAGCTCCGAATCCACCACCAACAAGTACACGATCGAGGGGCGGACCATCTATTTCGGCGGGCCGGTCGACGCCGTCGAGGGCACTCAGTTTCAGCTGAGTTATTATGCCGAAGTGCCGGTATTCTCCGATACGCTCGATAGCTGGGTCTACACCAAGTTTCCCTCATTGTACCGCTACGCGGCGTTGATGCATGCCGATCTGCATGCGGTCGGTGAAGAGCAGACCGCCGGCCTGATGAAGAGTCTTTGCGAGGATATGATCACCAAGCTCAACGCCAGTCATCAGCACGCTCGGGCGTCTGGTTCACTGCTGGCGCGTGGGCGCAGGAGGTCGTTCGGTTGAGCAATGGCAACGACCAATGGGTGGTCGATGGGCTGCCGGTCGACGGCGACTGGCAGAACGCTTGCGGCTGCGCGCCGCCCGACAGTGTCACCTCGACCGTCGAGGACATCACCATCACCGGGGCGCCGGGCGCGATCACTTCGGTCGAGAACAGCCAGGCTCTATGGGCGGTCTTGCTCAACGACGGCACGCCGGAAGTCGATTTCGCCATTCAGCGTTTCAACAGCGGGGCGCTCGTCGATGCGCCGATCACCATCGAGCGCGCCACCGGCATTGTGACATTCCACGATCCGGTGATGTTGGCCGAGGATCCGCAGCAACCGCTCGAGGCGGCGACCAAGGAATACGTCGACTCGCATCCCGGCACGCTGGGCCCCGAAGGTCCGGTGGGCCCTGTCGGGCCGACTGGCCCTGTCGGGCCTGATGGTCCGCAGGGGGTGCCCGGTTCGACGGGGGCTGCGGGTCCGGTGGGACCGCAAGGTCCCGCTGGCCAGACCGCCGTCATCGTGGGTCAGTTCGGCGCGAGCAAGACGCCGGCCAATCTACCGACGAACGGGATTATCCCGGCGAACTGGGACGCCGCTGGCGTGCCGCCG